ATGCACCATACCATTGCACGAATGCAAAAATTCAATAAAGAATTTACAAACGCTAAAGCGTGCTATAAAAAAATGCAACAAGCTTACCTTACGAGCAAAAATAAGTTTGCGTTTTTTCCCATGCAACACGCATCTCTGCTTGATATGTCAACCGCCATCGCTTATGAGCAGACAAGAAGCGACCCGTTTAGCGAAAAAGGCGTAAACGCTCTAAAAACGCTTAATCAGTTGTATTTGTTCGGCACTTGGCGTTATACGCTCGGCATTTATTGTCTTGATGATGAAATCATCAAAGACAGCAAGGCAATCCCTGACGATACGCCCACCAGCATTTTTTTAAACCTGCCCGAATGGTGCGTATATCTTGATATCGCTAGTGCCAAGATTGCCATCACGCAAGACAACAAAACAAGGCACATCAAGGGGTTTTGGGCGGTGTATGATTTGATTGAATACAACTCAAAACCACAAAAAGCAATTAACTTTATCATCGACACAGACAGTGATGATGATATTTACTTGCCCCTGACGCTTATCTTAGATGATGATATGACGGTCATGCAGTCGCTGTCTTACGCCGATAATAAAATTGGTGATGGCGGCTCAAATGAACTTATCAAAGTCTTACTGCCCTACCTGCTTTGGCTATGCGTTGCCGAGCCTGAAATTATGCATAAGGGCGAGCCTGTCAGCCGTGCCAATTTAGATAAACCAAAATATCAAACAAATAAAAAAACGGGTGTATTTATCCCACCAAGCGAGCCGTTTATTTATGAAGTAGGTTCAAGATTGGGCGGTGAAATTCGGCACTATCAAGAGCAGATAGAGCAAGGCAAGCACAGACAAACAAGCAAAAAACGCCCTCACATTCGTCGTGGGCATTGGCACGGTCATTGGCACGGCACAGGGCAAGCTAAAGAATTTAAAATCAAATGGCAACCAGCCATTTTTGTCAACTCAGGAGTATAAAATGAGCAAAAACAAAACCCCCGACTATGTATTGCGTGCAAATGCAAATTATCGAAAAAAGCACACAACAAACAAGTCATTGCAACTTCATAATGAAAAAGATGCTGACATCATTCAAGCGTTGCAGAATGAAACAAAATCTTTTAATGCTTTGATGAAAGACATACTGCGTAATCATTATAATCTTAATCAAAATCAATAACTTATAAACTTTTTGAATATTTTTATAAAATAATGCTTGCATTATATATGTCTTGATTATATAATACACACATCAAGACAAAACCAGCACAATAAAAGGCATCAATATGACAACTTTATACCACGGCTCTCATGAAAACACCGCTCCGGTTATCAAAATTGGTTTTGCGGCATTCTTGCCAGCTGATAATGTGTTTGATGGCATTTTTGCGAACGGTGATAAAAATGTGGCTCGTAGCCATGGCGATTTTATTTACGCTTATGAAGTTGATTCAATTGCTACCAATGATGATTTGGACTGCGATGAAGCAATCCAAATCATTGCAAAAGAGCTGTATATTGATGAAGAAACCGCCGCCCCAATCGCAGAAGCGGTGGCGTATGAAGAAAGCTTGGCGGAATTTGAAGAGCATATCATGCCACGGTCTTGCGGCGATTGTGCTGATTTTGGCTGGGAAATGCAACGCCTGCGTGGCGTGATTGCTAGAAAACTTGGCTTTGATGCGGTGGAATGTGTTGACGAACACGGCGTAAGCCATCTGATTGTTAACGCAAACATCAGAGGTTCAATTGCATAACCAAGCCAAAGCCGTAAAATCACCCAATCACAAAACTACTGCCCCTTTGCCGCCCGCTTGGGTGCTTGTAGCCCAAATGCACCCAAGACCTTGGCGATTTTGGGTATTCAATGATGGCTTGGTCAAACCCAATGCCCTTTTGTTTTAAGATTTTGACAATATGGGGTACAATGAGTTTGGGCGTGCCAAACTTTGGGGCAGTAAAATCAATCGCAAAGCCCGACATGTGAGCAGAAGTAGCAGAGCCGCCAACTGCTTTATTTAAAGCAGGACAGCGATAACCGCTACTAATTATTATCGCCACGCCCAAAATCTCACGCACAGGCTGATAAAGATTTACACTAGCGTCAATCAAGTTTTGTAATATCGCTTGATTTGGCATGTTGTCAATGTTATGTCTTTTGGCGGTATTACTGGCTAACAGCTCATTTAAGCTGATATTTTTAGTGATTGTGATAATCTTACCGTCATTTATCGCCGATTTTAACGCTTGTTTTGATTTATCGCCCCAAATACCATCAGCGGCTGTGCCAATTTGGGTTTGAATGTGTTTAATACTTGTCATAAATTACTCCTAAAAAAAGCCCTGTTAGGGCTTATAGTGATTGGTTTTTGTTTTTCGTTTTGATAAATGCCGTCTGATTTTGATGCACTGTTTTTGGACTTTTAAAATACCGCCCACCCAATAAATCAAAAAAAGCAATCGGCTAAATACTTCAAGCCGTGTAATCACTGGCTCATCAAAGCTTGCATACAGTACAACCGACCAAGCAAGCATGCCGACAGCAACAAGCCACGCTTCAACGACTGGGGTTTTTTCAGTAGAAAACGCTTTTAAATGCTTAATAAAAGTATGCACGCCCACAAAAAACCCAACCGAGCAAATCACAGCATTGATAATAAGTAAGTTACTCATCTTTTTTCTCCTTGTTTGACCAAGGCACGAATTTATTTTGGGCGGATTTGTACAGCTCGTTTTGTCGCTTTTGGTCTGAAATAAATACCAAAAACCCTGTGATGATTGGCGTTGAGCAAATTGAGCCAACAAATGACCAAAACGCCAAGCTCACCGCTGGTGGTTCTGCTTGTCCGTTTATTATCATCGCCATAGCAACCCCTGCGACTGTACCAATCAAAGGTTTGGCAATGAATGGATATTGCAGGCGGTTATCAATTTCATTAATCTTGATAAACGCACTCGCCCACCCACCCAAGAAGGCAAACAGCCAAACACCGAACCACGAAATTAAAAAAGGGGCATGAAGCCCCTGCGTGTCAATCATATATCACCTTTTATGCAAATTTAATGATGTTGTTGTCAATGAAATCACCGATAAGCACTAAGTGTACTGAATGCTTACCTGAGTTATTGTTTATATATTGAATGGTATTTAACCCTTGTTGTAATGATAATGAAATTTCTTCATTTCTACGACCTGCGTAAGACCTCGGCACATCATATCCATAATCATCTTCATAATAGCCAAACGCTGAGCGACCATTAATATAACAATATAAGTTATCATCAACTACATATAACTTTTGTTTTACAGTAATTGCTCGTTTACAAAACACCCTTATCTCATACAAGATACTACCAACATCATAGTTTTGGTCGCCGATGCCGTTGATGATAGAGCCAAGCGACGGATAAGACGCTTTGAATGCTTTATCAAACTGTGTCGGTGAGTTATTGTACCAGCCATCAGGTGAGATAAATATATCATATCCCAAAGCCACCGCACTACTTTTTAAGCTTTCAACATCGATCTGACCTGTGATTTTATCAGCGAAAACTTGACCACGAAATACGCCTGAGTTTGCGTTTAAATTACCCTGATTATCAACACTAAAATTATTGCCGATGTTGATACTGCCGCCTCGGATATTGGGGGCAGTGATTTGTGTATTTGCTCGGATTTTATCACCTGATATCGTACCGTTGCCTATCAAATCACCATTCAAAGACACCACGGCAGGTACAGTTGTACCGTTCAGTGTCGTTGGGCGTGTGGTTACCGTAAACATCGGCTTTTTATCGCCTTGCGGACTTGCAACATAAAACTTATCAGCTATCACCGCAAAATCAGACACGCCATTATTACTTGCTAAGCCAATGCCTGAGACCACGCCGCCACTTTGCACTTTAAGCGTCCACTGAGCCAATAAACCGTTCAAGCTTTGAGCGTGTTGCTGAATGCTCGCTGTCTGTCCGTTTAGGGTTGTTTGTACGGTATTAATCCGCTCAGCTAAGCTTTGGTTTGTCGTTGTTAGCGTTCGTTCAAGATTGGCAACACTTGACTTAATGCTTGCTAAGCCTGAACTTGTCGTGATTTTTTGTAAGCTTACACTTGTAATCGTCGAAATGCTTCTTGTGTTTGACGCATTGTGATAAAGCCACAGCTCATTATTACCGCCAGTGCCAACATTCCAGTTAAATTCAGCAGTGTAACTATTGCTTTGGCTCTGCGTAATATCAGCAAGCTTTGAGTCACCTGACGAGTTTGAGTTATACGCCATGAAACCTGTGCGATTACTACCAAGCCGGGGAGCATTGACGGTTAATCGCACTTTGTCGCCATTTTTTAGCGTTTTGCTAATGCGGTAAGTTGCAATTAAATAAGCACCTGTGACAAGTGTTCTGTTGCTATTAACAAGTAAGTTATCGCTAATGCTATCAGCACCTGCAAGTTCACTATTTAGCTGATTAATCCGCTCACCAATCGTTCTATTAGCATCCGCCAAAGTGCGTGTTTCGTCGCTGATTTGCGTAATGCGTCCGCCCATTTCTGACTTAGCTCGATTAATCTGCTCAGTCAACGCTCGCTCTTTCGTCGCTAAGCTTTCAGTTAAGCTATTAACTGACGCTGTGCTTGCTTTGTTTGCAAGCTGAGCGGTTAATTGCTCTTGCTTTGTTGTCAACGCACGCTCTTTGGTTGTTAAGCTTTGGTTAAGTGTATTAATGCTTGAAGTATTACCGCTTACTGAGCTTTCAACAGTACCAATCCGTCTTGACAACGCTCGTTCTTTCGTCGCTAAACTGTCGCTTAAGCTATTAACGCTTGATGTGCTTGCTTTGTTTGCAAGTTGTGCAGTTAATTGCTCTTGCTTTGTTGTCAACGCACGCTCTTTGTCTGTTAAGCTTTGGTTAAGTGTATTAATGCTTGAAGTATTACCACTCACAGAGCTTTCAACTGTGTTAATGCGTCTTGACAGTGCTCGCTCTTTGCTTGCTAAGCTTTCAGTTAAGCTATTAACTGACGCTGTACTTGCTTTGTTTGCCATCTCGCTTCTTATCCGCTCAACACTTGTCGCCTGTCCGCCTTGGGTCTGCTTGATGGCGGTGATTTCAGATGTCGCATTGTTCGCCTGCGTTTTGACTTGGCTGTATTTTTGGGATAAATCGCCAGTTGTTACGCCAAGCTCTCGCACTTGTGAAGTGTGTCCGCTCACCGTTTGGGTCAGATTAGCGATTTCTTGGGTTTTGGCATTATTAGACTGCTTAAGCGTATTGATATCAACAATCGCACTACTGAGTCGCTTTTTCTCTGTGTCGATACTAGCAACAGCAGTATTAAGCGTGCTTTGAGCATCAGCAATGCTTTGATTTAACTTGGGCAAATCAACATTGATTTTGCTGATGTTGCTTTCAATTGTACCGATTTTGCCGATGGGCGTACGCAGTGATTGGTCAAGATGGCTTTGGCTAATCTGACCTGATAGTATGTCAAGCACTTTTTCAGCATCTGCTGATGTCGTGCCACTTACCCAGTCTGTCCAATCGCTTGTATTGCCTAGCTTATCCACAATTCTAGCACGATAAAACTGGGTCAAATTGCCCTGCAAGCCTGTGATTTCATGCTTATTAGTAGGGTAAGCAAAAGTACCAAGAGTTGCGATATTTGAGCGACCATCAGGGCTAGCCTCAATCTCAGTGTAATTGGTGTCATCAGAAGCACGGGCAAAATTCCACCCCAAATTCATGCCAAACAATACCCCCTGTACGCTAAGATTGATGGGGCGTGGCGGTTTGCCTTGTTTGCCTTGTATCTGCGTCAGATTTGAGTGCGTTGCTAGGCTTGCTTGCCCAAAAGCACTGATGGCGGTTACACGAGCTTCGTATTGCCCTGCGTACACGCCTGTGATTTCAATTGAGTTTGTGCCTGTGGGTGGCAGGCTTTGCCAGTTGCCGTTGTCTTTACGCCATTCCACAGCATATTTGACCGCACCACTCACTTGTTCCCAACCAATGACAAGCGTGGTAACCGTTACGCCTTGATTAACCGTGTGATAACTTGACAGATTAACCGACTTAGTCGGAGCTTGCACGGTGGGGTTAATCACGCTAATCGGACGCTCGGAGGCGACCGCCCCTGTATCGATGGCATCATATTTGACTGGGTTATACTGCACGGCGGTGATGGTAAATTCATGATTGTCATCAGCGGTTACTGACAGCACACGAAATTTCATCGTTGCTAAATCCTGACTATCTAGCACCCAAACATTTTGCTCGCTGATGTCGCCAAATGGTTTAGTAACGGTAACATTATCGCCACCTGCTGCACTGATTTGCCGTCTTTGGCTTGTGCCATCATCGCCATTGATGACAAGGGTATCGCCAGCTTTGGCAGTAATGGCACGGTCAAGGGTAATCACAGTTTTGGTTTTGTTAATCGCAAGCACACGACCGCCCGTGGCACGCCCTGCAAATAGCTCATCGCTAATCTCAATCACTTTGGCAGGGGCAGGGATATAGCCATCTAGCCCCACCTTAAATGTTACCATGCGTGTTTCAAGCTGTTCGGATTTTAACGCCCAAAGTCCTGCCCTTTGTGCTTGTCCTTTACTTGTACAGCCCCACGCTTGTATGTCCGCCACACGCACACCGAATTTGGCGATGGCTTTTTCATCTCTGACATATTCATATTCGGTTTTAAAATGGTTGGCAGGGTTATCCCACGCAACTTTGGCGACGGTGTGGCGGTCTCTTGCTCGTGTGCCTGTATATTCAAAAATACCATCAATGACATTAGCACGGCTAAAACTGTAAATGCTGTCTTGGGGAATGTCAGCATCTAGCACAATGCTGGTACCGTCCCAGTAGGAGATGGCACGAAATACGCCAGCAAGTCTAGATAACAGCTCAAACGCACCATCTGCCGACTGAATATAGACATTTACAGTAAAACGAGGCTCTTGTCCACCCATGCCGTCATCGACCATATGGTCACAATATTGGGCTAAGCGGTACAAGCTCCATTTATCAATCATGCTTTGGGTCAGGCGAGAACCCAACCCATAGCGTTCGGCGGTGCATAGGTCATAATACACCCACGCAGGGTTATTAGTGTACGCCATTTTAAATTGCCCATCCCACAGCCCATCATAGGTGCGAGTGATGGGGTTGTAATTGGTTGGCACTTTGATAATAAGACCACGACAGCGGGCCGCCATTTTGGCGACATTGCTAAACTGCTCAGCATCGTATCTTAGCCCCAATAAAGCGGTGTTTGGGTAGCGTAATTTTAAGTCAATCACCTCGGTGATGGCAGAGATGTACATTGTATCACTGACAAGCTCGGAGGTGCTATCAGGTGTGATACGGCGAACACGCACCGCCCAGCCTTGTTGAGCGTCTGGCAAATCAATACGGTGGCTTCTCTCATAAGCGTTTGATGTTTTGGCATTGATGGATGTATTTAGAGCTTCCACCCAGCCGCCGTTGTCGGTTTTGACATCGATGGCGTAATCAATCTTTACGCCACCCACATCGCCATTATCAGGGTTCTGCTGGCGCAACGCTCCCCATTTTATACGCACACGCAGAGCATCAAGGTCAAGATTGTTAAATGACTTAACCCACGGCGTGCCATGTTTTAGCTCCACGCCCACATTGGTCTCACTTGCCACATCAGCAAAGCCATCAATGTACTCTTGGTCATTTGTACCAGCACGAAAATCCACTTTGACGCCTGCAAAATTAAACTCGCCATCATCGTTTTGTAGTGGCGTATCGTCTAAGTACACCGATTTATAGCCGTTGGCAAGCCCTGCAATCTCACCCTCACCCAAGCCATACATGATACTGATAAAAGTTTTGGATTGAGCAGAGTCAGGGGCGATGATGGGCTGTCTTTGTTTACCGCCGCCTTTTTTAGCACCGTGAATGGTCATTTCTTATCCTTATTTTTTATAACATGTCTTCTGGAAGCTGACTGGCTGACATGATAAAGCCACCAATCTCTCGCTCGCCGTACAAAATTGGCACAGGATTGCCTTGGGCGATGGTAGTTACTGCTCCGCCAAAGCCCTTGTTGGCTTTGTTGCCGTCTTGGTTGTTGTCTTGGGCGTCCACCTTTGGCATGAGCATCTGAGAAATACCGCCTACCATAAGGCCAATACCTGCACCGATAAGTGCCGCCCCCGCAGGAGCAAAGCCCATGCCTGTAACCACAACCCCTGCCACGACCAAGACCGCTCCGATGACAGTTTCTAAAACACCTTCTTTTTTTGAGCCTTCCACGACAGGCACGACACGGATAATCTTGGCGGCGTGGTTCATGTCAAGCTCACTCTCGCCCACATTATGCTTATCATGAAATACAGCAAAACGCAGGCCTTGCTTATGAGCGTTCATCATAAACGCTTCAAAGCCAGTAAGTTGCACGCATAACGCACGCATGGCTTCTTTGGTACTGCCCACTGCCAAGTTAAAAGATTTACCGAATTTTTTGGCTAAAATGCCGTGTAGTTGGATGGTTTTCATGATTATATTCCGTAAAAAATATACTTTTTTGTTGATAAAATACTTGATATTATAAACATTTTTGTTTATAATAGGCACATCAAATGGCAATTAAGGGTAATCATGAAGCGTAAAGATTTGATTGGTCTGTTAAGTGAAAAAGGGGCAGTCTTTAAAGAGGGTGCAAAACATACCAAAGTGTATTTAAATGGCAAACAAACCACCATACCAAGGCACACCGAAATTAAAGAAAATGTAGCCAAAGCCATCATAAAGCAACTAAACGCCAATTCACAACAGACATCAGACTAGGGGGTAACCCCTAGCATTGCCCAAAATTGCAAACCCTAACCAAATGGAGAGAATTTATGCACTATCCTGTTACCCTAACCCCTGATACAGACGGCTTTTGCGTTACTTTTCGTGACATTCCAGAAGCCATCAGCCAAGGCGATACCATCGATGAAGCCTTAGAGATGGCACAAGATGCCTTAATGGTTGCCATGGAATTTTATTTTGAAGATAACCGAGCCGTACCAATGCCAAGCCAAGCCCAAGATGGCGAGCATTTGGTTAGCCTGCCACCGTCTGTATGGGCAAAAGTGTTATTGCTTAATGAAATGCTCTGCCAAAATGTCAGCCAAGCCGAGCTTGCCAAAAGAATGGGCATCATCCCCCAACAGGTAACCCGCCTTGTGGATTTGTCGCATGCCACCAAAATTGATACCCTTGCCAATGCTTTTGCCAAATTGGGTAAGCAGTTACAGGTTGGTTTGACTTAATGCCTGATGACGCACCACCATCACCGTCCTATCTGCCCACCCCTTGCCATAAATCTCACGCACGGACTGCCGTCCGTAGGGGTGGTGTAGGATTAGGGCATTACCCACACAATCAGGCGTGGTTTCGCTTTTTAACGCTCCATCATCGCCAAGCCAAATCAAGGCATGATTGACATGATGCGTCCGACCAACACGGCACAAGATGACATCGTGCTTTTGTAAATTACCCACAGACTTATCCACAGTCACAAAGCCAGCTTTTTCAAAGTTCTGTTCATAAAGTGGTTCATGGTTCTCATGCTCCCACCAGCCATCTCTGCGGTGAAAATCAGGCAAATCAATATCAAGCTCACGGCTGTAATAATCACGCACTAAGCTGTAACAGTCCTGCACACCGTGGATATAAGCACGCCCCAAAAGTGGCGGTCTGTACCCACACGGTTCATACACGCCAAAGGCAGGCTCATCGCCATAATCTTGTTTTGACACCGCCACGATGACCCACGGCACGCCATGAAGCTCAATTTGTAATTTATCCAAATCAGACGGCAACACACCGCCGTCAGGGTGGCTATGAACGATGGCTTGTATCTCGCCTATGCTTTCCGCTTTTGCAAAATCTTTGGGGCAAAGGATAAATTGCTCATCATCGGTTGCCTTATTGGTGCAAGGTATGTACTTTTTATCCACAATTAGCCCACAACACTCGGCAGGGTAGCAGTCAAAGGCGTGGGAGATGATGTCGGCTTTTAATTGTTTGGTTAATTTCATCTTAATTCCTATGAGCCAATCAAACTGCTGGCAGGACAGCCGCCAAACGGCAAAGGTTTATTTCTGCCAAATCTGCACACGCACGATTTCATACGCCCACCGCATTTGTCCATGATGGGGTTGTCGGTAGGGTTGTCGTGTTCATCAAACATGGCCGCCCCTGTATAGCCGCATTCTTCGCCACGATACTTACCCACAACCGCCCAGTGGCAGTAATTGGTAATCTCACGTACAGGGATTTTTTGACCCTCCAAATCAATGGGGTTGGCAAGCTCAAAGGTTACCTGTTGGGCATTTTCTGATGTTTTTTGTTCAACAAACCAAATTTGCTCTTTACATTCATCAGAAGCGGTGGGGTTACCGTTGTCAAAATTGATGGGGTCAAGGTATTTGGCAAGGGTGGTAATGACGGTAAGTTTTGCCCCTGCAAAGTCGTTAAACTGCAAACAGTAGGCAGATACCGCCCCTTGTACCCCTGCAATGTTATTAGCAAGGGTTAGGGTCGGTGTGCTTGCTCTGCCATCTGAACGCATTTCAAGCCCTGTAACAGACAGGGCTTGGGGGTTGTACGCTTTGCCACGAAAGACAATCACGCCATCATTATGCTCGTGGTTATGACCGTGAAAGCGTAAAATGCCAGCCCCCAGTTTACTTGCGTCAAGCTCAAAGAGCGTAATTAGCCCGTCTACTGTGGGTTTTTGAAAGTCGCTGTTTAATGGCATAAGCCCTCCAAATAAAAAGATAAGGAAAGTAAATTTCCTTATCTTTGATTGTGTTATGCTTCATTTGGTGCTTTTGCATCATCTGCCTTGTCTGTGGCTTCACTGGCAAGGGCAGCACGCACCCCATAACGGTCATTTTTATAAGACAAGCTAAACTCGGTGACCGTTTGGCTGTTGTCCCAGCCTTGTAATTGGCGTAACTGGTTAGATGCCCATGCCAAAAGGTCAGCACGAAACGCCGTGGTGCGATTGCGTTTTAGCACGCCGTTATTAGGCTCACCGTTCGCCACCTCAAAGCCGTCATCCTCAGGGTAGTAGATGACTTCAATGGTGGCAGCTTTATCGCCGTGTTGGTTTTTCCAATAATCCACCTGTGCGATGAAGCTCTGTAATACCTGTGCCTCGGTGCGTGATAGTTCGGTTAGAGTTGTTTCACTCATTGTTTTGCTCCTAAAAAAGCCCTTGATTTACAAGGGCTGTGGGTATGTCACCGACATTAATGTCGTCGAGTTAAAATTGATTTTATTGCGTATAAATCATTAGGACTAAATCGCCAGCCATCTTGCTTGTTTGTGATCGCTTCAAAGCACCACTCACTACAAAAGTATTTGTGTGTATGTTGCCGTAATCCCAAAACAACACCTAAAGCACCTAAGAGATCATAGCCTGATCCTTTTGTCGCACCGTAAAAATGTCTGATTTGCGACTCATCAATATCCAGCTTGATTAAGTCCCATTTGTCATCGAGCATCATTGATTTGCGACGCACACCGCCATCACGAATTGACGATGAATAGCATTGATAAATGTTGTTGTGAATGTGTACTGCAATCTCACAATGTGAGTATTGACCCCGTGTGAAAAAGCGTGTCACTGCATCATAAAAACGATAAGAGAACTTGTCAGCCCTCCCCTTATATAATGCTAAATAAACTTTTCTATGCATAAATAGCACTCCATCCGTCTGAGTAGTCATAATCCAAAGGATTATCTACCCGCATCATCAGCTGTTTGTGTCGTTCTGCATTCATAAAATCTTGCTGTTCTTTGATTAACATAGCAGATGTTAATTCAGTGAGTAACGGTCTTGTTAATGTAATAAAACTATTATCCATAGTCTTCCATTGCAAGTTATCAGGCAAGCTTGGTAATGTTATTAATGCTAAATACTGAATACGGCTAGATTCGTCAGTATGAAACCATTTATCTACTGAAGCAATATAAACACCTGAATGTGCATGCTTGGTTCGTTTATCTTTGATATCTGACCATACCAGCTCTTGGTTTGTTTGTTTTATCTCATCAGCAGATATTTGATTAGTTAGACTAATAATCTTACCATCTTGGTAGATGAGTTCTTGGTTTACAGATTGAACATAAGTTTGATAATCTTCCTGAGCAATCGCAATAAAATCTGCTGTATCGCTATATAGATATAAAAAATCTTCATGAATAAATTCAAAATGACCCTTGTCATCAATTAATTTAATATGGTGCATTAAAAACCCTCTATAGTAACAACTAAATCTGAAAAACCTGAAAAATTACTAGAACTATTTGTATCTGATATTTTTAGTGGTACTGTACTGTTAGTAGTTTCGCTTAGTTTCCACACAGCAAAAAGAGAAGAAGCATAACCAATGTACCCACTGTCGTAGAAGTGAGCATTAACCTGCACAACCTGTCTTGGCATTGCTGTGGGTAAGTTTACTGTCAGTGTTTTGGTACGAGAACTAGATGAAGTTAGTGCAGTAAGTGCTGGTTTCGTCATATTCTTATAATTTAATCTATGTACAATACGCCCATTGGAATAGACAAAAGTGGTCATCTCTAATGTTGCACCAAGAGTTAAAGTAATAGTTGGGTGGTTAGTTACTTGGACGGTTGTAGATGCTGTTTCATCACCCTCTAATAAAACCCGTCTTGTACCTACATATAAAGGTTTGTTACTGGTAATTCTGTTATTTGTAAGCTCAAGCTGTGTGTTATGGGTTAAATTGCTAAGCTGGACATTATGGTTTGATGATGACCCACTACCAACATACCAGCGTCTCACACTGCCTTGTTTACCTTGTATATAGCTATCAGCACGGTTAATACTGATTAATCCTGTGGTTTCTGAATCTGTGTCTGTCCGCATAGCATCTGTAATACCATAGCCTGTGAGTGTTGTAGGCTTATCAGTAATACTATTCCAAGTGTGACTGTGATTTCTTGATGCTTTATTATCTAATTCACGCTGTAAATTAGTAATATCACCAATCGCATGTCTGTGTGCTGATGGCGTAAAGTTTGCTGGTTTATTGCTGATAGCTGACCAAGATATATTAGTAGGGGTAGGTAAAGTAATATCTTGTGTGCCATCAAAAGCAATGCCATTAATCCGTCTTGGCGTTGTCAGTTTTTGAGCAGAACGAGCAGACGCATTTGAATTTAATTTATTGTTTAAAATACCCTGTAACCCAGAGACCTCGGTAATCGTATGTCTGTGTGATTGATCAGCTTTCGTAGCGATTTTTTCAGACAGCTCATTAACACTTGATTTAGTAGCTAAATGTGAAGTATCAACACTGATATTGTTTAGCTCTGTTTTTAACGCATAACGCTCTAATTCAGCACTTAGATCAGTAACTTCGCTCATTGTATGTGTGTGCGATAGATCAGCTTTCGTGCGTTTTAATGACGCAATTTCATCATCGATTTTACTGTCAATAGCTGCAATAGAATTAGCTCGTAACTTAGTTTCAGATTTTAACGCTTCTGAAGTCTCAGTTACTTTATTTGCAAGTGTTTCAACACTGGTTTTTGTTGCTAAGTTTGATGTATCAATCGTCAATCCGTCAGTATTGATCTGCGGGATTTCGTCTTTAGTAGCATATTTTGACAATATTGTGTGCAGATCAGCGATGTCACTTGCTTGATGTGTATGGGATGACGGTGTAAAGCTTTGTGGCTTATCAGTGATACTATTCCAAGAGTGACTGTGATTGCTGTTTGCTTTAGCATTAAGCAGCGATTGCAGACCACTGATGTCGCTGATAGTGTGACTATGAGACGACGGATTAAAGCTAGACGGCTTGCCAGTGATACTATCCCAAGTAACAGATGCAGGCGCTGATGAAACGCCTGCTAACTGCTCTTTAATCTCATCAATCGATTTACTTAAGCTTGTTTTGCTCGTGTTAAGTGACTGAATCGCTTTGTCATGTGCATCATCTTTTTGAGTACTGCGCTCGATCTCATCTTGTATTTTCTTATTGATGTCATCTAATGCAGACTGCGGCAAATTTGGCGTGCTTGTGCCACTGTTTTGATTACCGGAGCCAAGTAGCGGCACACTGCTACCGTCTGAGTTTGATTGCTCAAACTTAAGACTGATCTCCCAAAAGTTGCCTTTTTTCTGACTGATTTCATAATTTTCACAGACATATTTTTTGGTTTGTCCATGCGGGTTTGTCCACAAAAACGGTATCACACCTTTGTGTTCATCAAGAAAGGTTTTGATGGGCAAGATGACCGTTTGCCAGTCGCCTGTTTTTGACCCCGACCAATCGGTACGCTGATTGTTGATGCCGACGCTTACACGCTGGGCATAGCCGTCGCCAAATTGGGTTTTGCTAACAGTATGATGAACACTGGCGGACGCTCCCATGTTCATTTTCCAAGTGAAGGTTTTCATTTTTTACCCCAACAAAAAACCTACCGATATCGGTAGGTTTGTGTGATTTGGTTTACATTTTGAGTTTATCTTGGTAAAAATTAAATTTTGGCAATACCACCAGCCAATGGTTGAACATATTCTTCTTTCATACTATCTCCCGTATAATTCACCGCCTTGTCGGCGTGCTTGAATAAAACGCTGATTAAGTTTTGCATCAACGGTATGACTAATCATCTTACCAATAGTTACCATCATATCACCGTTTGGCATTTGTTGTACATCGGTCTTTTCGCCTGAATAGTTATTGATAACGACATTCACAGGGCGGTCGCCTGTACCGATTTTATCTAACTTGTCATCCAAGGCTTTGGCGGTATGCCGTGGCAGGACACGCTCGCCTTTTTCAAGATTCCAAGTGCCTGATTTTGGCACGCTCATAATGCCGTCGTGAGCTTGACCCACTGGCATGACCACCGATTTAATGGCGCTGACAATCTTCGCCCCATGAGATACGGCTGTCGCCATATCTGCCAGCCCCTCAGGGAAACCCTTGGCAAGACCTTTACTGATGGCCTGCTGCATGGCAAGACCAGCTTGGGCGATGGCAAAGCCTTGTTGCATGGCAAACATGGCACGATATAGCCGAGACTGCTCGCCTAGGCTGTCTTTGGTGATGGACGCCAGCGATTCAAAGATATTTTCACTTTGGCTGAGTATCAGCGTGCGTTTGGCGTCTTGGTACGCTTCATCAATGGCAATCCTTGCCGCCACCCCTTCTTGTGCTATCTGTGTGAGTGCGTCTTCGTTGTCTTTATAAAGCTGTTTTTGTTTATCCATAAACCGCCCTAAGCGATTTAGGCGGGTTTCATGTTCAAAGTTAAGCTCATCAAAAGCAGAGCTGTCAGGCTTGGGCAAATCAAGCAGCTCACTCATCAGCTGTCTGCTTTGGGCGGACACATCGGTACCGTATAAGCGGTGTTGCTCGGCTAAGATGGTTAATTGCTCATCTAGGATGTCAAGGCGTTTTTCTTCTTCACTGCGACTGTCAAACACCAGCTGCATATACGCCTTGTGTGTTGCCAATTTTTTTTGTTCGGTGGCGTGTAGTTGTAGATTTGCCTTAATCTGCTCATAAATATGCTCTGTGCCATCTTGCTTTAATCCTGCGTATTTTTGTATCTCTTCATTGATTTGCCGCTCAATGTTTAGCAGTTCACGCTGATATGATGATGCGTGATTTGATAGCATGGCATCATGTTTGATTTGGCTGCTTCTTTGATTAAGCTCAAACGCCAATTTGGCATTTTCGGCATTTGCCGCCCAAAGCAATAAGTTGTTTTTGGTTTCACCATTTAACACACTCATCTCATGGCGAACATCAAACAAATCATGTGCCAGCTCATCAAAAGGCGTCTGCTTGCCCACAAGTTTGATGGTGCGTGCCAATGATTTTAATTCATCATTAGCTTTTTTGGTGGCGGTGTATAAATCTTTTTGCCCTGCCAAATCTTTAAGCTTTTGTTTTTGTGCTTGGGTTGCCTCATAAAACTTGCCCAGTTTGTTATCCGTCTCAAATATCATATCCGACAGACTGTTATTTAACAGCTGATGGGATTCATGATGCAGTTTTGCTACCAAAGCATCAAGCTCATTGATGGCATCCGTGATGTCATCGGCAGTTTTTTTGGTTTTATCGGACGCATTTGTCGCAGCACTGCCTACGCTGTTATAACTGTCTGCCAGTGACGCATTGGCTTTTGTGGCTTGGGTTGCTTTATCCGCCAGCTGTGTGACATAGTTGTATGCTGAATTGGTATTATTGTCTTTGATGGTGTGGGCAACCCCAAAATCAACATTGTCATATTGCAATCGTCCAAGGCTGACCGTACCAATCAGCGGAATGCTGGCTTCTATACCCAAAACCTTTGCCATACTGCTCGCTTTGGTGCTAAGAAAATCAATCTTTCTTGCGGCATTGTTAATCATCATCTCAATGATTGAGACAAACGCATTGCCGATACCATAAAAGATATTTTTGGTCGTCTTGCCCAGCTGTACAAAATTATGCAGGGCGTTTTTTGCTCCAGCTTTGGCGGCGGCGTTAATTAAATCAAAGGTTTTGGCGGCAACTTGGAGCATACCCACAAAGCCGCCATGGCTGGTCGCAAAGAAATTAGAAAATGCCCCCGTACTGCCCTTTGTGGTATCACCCACTTTGGCAAGCATATTATCAGCAAAGGCAGAGACAGTATCCCACGCCATTGAAAACCCATCACCGACAAACACGATGAAATCTTTTGTCATGAGTGTGACTACCCCAAAGGCATCAGATAAACTGTTTATCGCACCTGTCACCCCATGCGTGCTGACCACCACAGATGCCAGCACCGCCCCTATGGCGATGATGGGGTGAGCGGTGATGATCCGCCCAAGCGACATAAACGCACCGCCCAAGCCTGTGATGGCACGAGTGGCAAGAATGCCCACGCCCATTGCACTTCGTTTAGCGGTTGTAACCCCTGCTAGGGCGAGCGTGTGTAGTCGTGCGGCCGCTGTGGCGGTATTAAAACTTTTTGCCAAACCAACCAATGAACGAGCATAGGCAACCGCATTTGTTGTGGCCTGTATGGTCTTCACAATCTTAAAGCCTAAGCCAGTGCTAAGCGACAGTATTTTAAGTTCTAGGACTTGATAAGCCGTGATTTGACCTTGTACGCTAAATGCGTTGGCAATGCTGGCTTTTGTATTTGCTAAGCTCGTCCCTGTCAGTGTGGCAAATGATGTTACTAAGGCAGAGTTTTTAGCGATGATGCCAAGCCATACCGCCCCGACCATCGCTGCCGCACTGACCAGCGTGCGAAAATGCTCAGCCACCCATAAGAGGGCATTGGCAATGTTTTGGCTCATCATGCTGTTTTGGTTCATGATGTCATCAATGAGATAATTATACTCGTTTTTAATGACTTGTAGGGCTTGTGATACCGTGGTTGGCATCTTAGCGGACATGGCGGACAGACTGTCCGTGGCTTTTGCCACAGCGTTATAAACCACATCGGCAGTGATTTTACCGTCTTTGGCAAGGTCTCTGATGGCATTTGATGTTACGCCCATCTCTTTGGCGATTAAATCCATCAAAATGGGGGCTTGTTCGGCGACCGAGTTAAACTCATCACCACGCAACACCCCTGACGCCAACGCTTGCCCAAGCTGGGTTAAAGCGGCCGCTTGAGCCTGTGCTGACCTGCCACCAACATTCATCGCCATGGTCATGTTACGAGTGAAATTGATGACATCTTGCTGGCTTTTGCCAAGAGCGGACAATGACCGCTGTGAGTTTGAATACAAATCCACAACCGCATCAAAACTTGACCGCTGTTCATTGGCGATGGCTCTTAGCTCAGTTTGTACGGCATGAAACTGCTCGGTGCTGCTCGTAGCTAGGCGGATTTGGCTTGCCAAATTTTGCATTTGGTCGGCGGTGGCGATGATGTGTGAGATACTCACCGCACTGCCCAAAGTTGCAAAAGCTATACCAAGCTGACCGCCCACAAGCTTGCCGTAGTCCGCAACGCTCTTTAATTCTTTTTTGGTCTTGTCGGTCGCCTTTTTCATCTCACGCACATAATTGGCGGTGTTGGCGTGGAGCAAGATGTCTAAGCGTGATAAAACTTTTGCCATGATGATTTCTTATAAAGTAATAATAAAAAAACGCTGAACAGCACAAGCCGTCAGCGTCTAAATATAATTTTGATTTTGTAAAATTATGCCTTAAAATGGTCTAAATTTCAAGCGTTATTTGGAACGCCAAAGCCCCCAAGTTTGTTGATTTGGGGGGCTTGATTTTGGCATCAATGGTTATTTTTGCTTATTTTGTTCAAGAGCAGACATAAACTCAGACAGCATTTTGTTTGCTCTGGTTTGTTTTTTACCACCCTTATAAATCATATCATACAGCCCTTTGTCGGTGGCAACTTGCATTTTGATGCTGGCTGCAGTTTCAAAGGAGTTTAGTTTATCCAATGGAATAACAAAATAGTCCATAGAGATTGCAGAAACTTGGTCGTGTGAGTAACTGGTTGGCTGGTTGGGCGTAAGTTTATTTAGCTCTGTAACTTCGCCATCAATATTTAGCTTCAATCTATTGATACTCTGGTATGATTTTAGCCAACTGTCATTAATTTCAATAATTAAAGCTGCGTACTGCTCGCCAAATTCGCCATCACTCCATGCATACCCAACTAAGGGACACATCATTTTTGATTGTGGGCATTTAACCCAAGAAGGCTCTGTTCTAATAGTAACCGAACCATCAAAGTCACTCTTATGGACATTAGTTTTAGCAAAGCTAGGCGTTAAAATAGCTAAAAACAGAATCAAGCCAACAAGAAAGCGATTTTTCATAAAAAAAATCCTTAAATTTTTGGATATAATACAACCGTATCATACCCAAAAACCTATCTTTTTTCAACCTATGGCAGAAAACATCGCAAGCGTTCGCTCCATCTGGGCTTGTAGCTGTGCTTTTCTCTGTTCCAGCTCGTAGGCTTCTCGCTCCTCGTCCGTCATGGGGTTTGGGTCAATGATGAGATAATCAGACAGCTTACCCCCTGCCATGGATGCGGCTATCATTGCCGCTTGTATGTCGCCACGATAGCCGCCAATTGGGTCAAGGCGGTCATAGGCTCGCCACTGGGCAAACTCGTGGGCGGTCATTGTGCGTTCAAGCTCGCCCACCGTTTTGCCCAAATGTCCTGCCAATTTAAACAAAAAAAGCCGACTTTTGTCGGCTATGAGTTTTTTTCGTGGTCTTCGGTATCAATATCTAGCCCATTTAATTTGTTGATTTCTTTAATAACTGACAACATCGCCTTAAAATTAATTTGGTTAATGCTGTCCAAATCATCAAGGCTAAATAAGCGATTGCCTTTTTCATCACATACCCCAAAGATAAAAGACAACGCCATATTATTGCCTTTTTCCTTTTCTAGGTGTTTGGCGATTTGTTCTTGTTCGCCCACGCTGATTTGACGGATATAAATGTCGCCATCAAATTCAGCGATGTTGATTTTCTTTGGCTCATTGATGGCGGATAGACCTGCCAATAATTCGGTTGCTAATGTTGCTATTTTGCTCATAATATATACCTTTTAATTTATTTAAAATAAATCAAGCCATTTATCATTAAATGGCTTGATTTTGTGGGTTTGGGTTATTTAATTAACCTGTAACTTTGGTAACATCGCCTGTGATGGTAATTGTACCAGTTTTGCGGATTTTCTTTTTTTGGTCGCTGTTATCGGTGGTCAGCTTTGAGATGATGCCCTTAAATTGACGGGACTCGCCCGTGGCAACCACATATTTTAACTGCCAATGCAACTCTTTACCGCCCTCAAAACTGGTTTGCAGTAGCTGATGTGTGGTGTCTTTGGGATCAAGGGCGTATTCAAATTCAATCTCACTCTCCTCCTTAAAATCAATGGGGGCTTTGACGGTACGGCGGTCATCGGTAGCGGTTACCTCGTCCAATACCTTCTCTTCACTCGGGTGGTCGCATTTGGACAAATGCTCTATTTTTTGGTATTCGTTACCGTCTGCTGAGACATGCAAAGTAAAAAAGCTGTCAGCAAGATTTTCTACAACTTTTGCCATGAGATTTCTCCTAGTTGGCGGTTTAAATTAAAATTCTAAGGTTTGCCAAAAACCATATTCAATGATGGCTCTAAATAATCCACTTGCATTATCACGCATATATTGCACGCCGTGATAAATGGACGGTTTGATTTGGTCTAATTGATTGATGGTTTTGGCGGTTAATGATAAACAGTCATCATAATTATGATGATAAACATCGATTTGCACATTTGCCCACTCATGACCTGTCATGCCATCCAAAGTATTATCAGGTTCGGTGCTGATGATTTGGTAGATAATATAAGGCGGATTGCTTGGGTTATGCTCTGGAATAAATAAGGGATAGCATTGATTATTTACCAATGCCGATAATTTTTCATATATGAGTTGGCTGGCGTTCATTTGACAATCTTATCAATTTCATCTTTCAAGGTTTTTGCAAAAGCATTGACAGCGACCTGCACATTTTTATCAAAGGCAGGGCGTAAAAATGGCACAGCAGGCATTTGACTTGTGCCGTATTCCACAAAATGCCAATAATTGGGGTATTCTTTTTGTTTTGTGCCTTTGCCGACATAGATACCCATTGCCACGCCGTGTCCGCCAAGCTCGCCCATTTCTCGTTTGGGAACTTTGCGTTTTCGGATAGCTGAACGCAAAAGCCCACGCTGAACAACAACCCTACGACCACCTTTGACAATCATCGTATGTGGCTCAGGGGCAACAGACGCATAAAATTTGGCATCTTTTCGTATTGGGTTTAAGGCGTGATTTAGGGCTTTGGATAGGGCTTTATCTTTAACTTTATCATCAAGTTTAGCAAACTGTTTATCAAGCTCATCTAAGCCCAAAACTTCAATTTTGCCTATCATCAAGAACCTCCTTTAACATGAGCGTCAAATACTCTCGCCCTGTCTTGTTATCAGCCAAAGGCTTGCCGACTATCTCATACTCTTGATCACCACAATGCACTCGCATCGTATGGCTGATGTCCGTGCGATGGCGGATTGTTGCCCTTGCGGTGATTTGGCTGCCCTGTGCCTGCCCTGCGATGATGTCCTTATCGGATAAGCGGATAAACCGCCCCCAAACGGTCAAGGCATGCTCCCATTCATCCATCTTAACCGCCCCTGTGGCAGAACGGCTGGTACTTTGGCGGTAAATTTCAAGTCTGGAGTGGATTAGTTTGGCTTTCATTGTTTCCCCAAAAAGTTAAAAAGTGGGCGTGCGATAAGGGGCAAGCATTTGGCGGACAGGGGCAGGCAGATAGTTACCAAATTCTGCCCCGTTCTCGCTGTTTCGGTTGTCATCAAGATAACCGACCAGCAAAAGCGTGGCAACTTTTAGAGCAGGCAGCATGTCATCGTTAATCTCATCTGTGATGTAGTTTTTGACCGCTGTTTGTGCTGATTGTAAATAGATCGTCAAAATCTCATCGCTGTCGGTATCGTCATAACGCAAATGGTGCTTAACCTCGTCAAGGGTAGCAAATTGGCTCATGATTTATCCTTGTCAATGGTGGCATACACTCGGTAGCGTGGCTTGACCGCTTTGGCGGATTTGGTCGGCTTGTTTGGCGTAGGTGCATTGCCAAAAGGGTCGGCACTGTTGTCTCTTTTGGCAAGTGCTTCTAAACTGTAATTTTGCTGCTGCATGAGTGGCGACTCCCCACCGACCACAGGCGGCAAGCCAAGCGTGGCACGGGCTTCATTGGGCGATAAAATACCCGAATGTGTGCCTTCTTTGAGATACGCCATTTGGCTGGTGCTGTCCATTCGGATAAGTGGGGACAAATCCGCCTCACACTCCACGCCTTTTTCAAGGTCAAGGTGTTCATCAAGCAAGTTTTCAATCGCCTCGATGTAGTGTTGCAGACAGTCTGAATAATAAATCTCGTTCAAGTCAGACACCTTTTGTCCTGCCTTAATCTCGCCCATGCCCACTTTAAAGGCTGGCACATGAAACACGGAGCAGACGGTCTCACCACTCATTTTAAGCTGCTCAATGGCTTGGCTGTCACTTGCACTCATAGCAATGGGTTCGTATTTTGCCCCACTGCCCAAAACAGCAATGCCACCACGCTTGATGCCTGAGTAATTGGCTTGCCAGTCGGATTTGACTTTTTGGGCGGTCTCTTTGCTGATGTCTGATGGCACGGACAAAATCCCACTGGGGCGAGAATTATTGCCAAAGAGCGTAGCGGAGGTATGCTGAATGGACAGCCCCAAACCCACACTAATGCCGCATGCTGTCAAAGGCGAAAGACCCACAAGCGGATGATAAAAGCAGTTCATGCGGTCATGTATCACCTCAGAGGCTGGCACAGTGGTATCGGTTAAGCCGTATAATTTATCGGTGCTGATTTGATAAAACACCTCGCCATCGCCCGATACTAAAACCTTGACACGGTCAGGATTTAGCACATACATCTGCCACACATCGCCAAAAATGTCTCGCTGTTTTAAGACATACGCATTACCACGCAAGAGTTTAGAGCTTACCCAACTTTCAATAAACTGCTGCCAGCTTTGATGTCTGTTTGGTTTTTTTAAAATGGCGTGCGTGCGTGATTTGGTCGGTAAAAGTACGCCATTTTGGGATGATTTGGTTTGTATGCGTAATTTGCCAATGTCAGCGGCAATTAAACTGATGCAGGCAAACACCGCATGAAAATGGGTCAAATCGGTGCGTTTTAGCTCATCATTTTTTTGCCACGCCCCTGTGTAGGGTTCATGGATGAGCGTTTGCCACGCAGGGGCAGGCGTTGCATTGACCGACTTTTTACGGAATAAATCAAAAAATCCCATTAGGACAAATCCAGTTCGCTATTTTCGGTGGTTGTTTTGGTTTTGCGTTTGGGCTTGTCTGCTTTGGATTGGCTGGTAGCAGGCTTAGCAATGCCCAAAATGATAAGTATTCTTGCCTGTAGCTCTGGCACATCGTGCGTCTCGCCCACCGCCCCAAGCGGTGCGTCTTTTAAATATGTGATTTGCATGAAATCTCCTAAAATAAAGCCCCATTTTCATTCATGGGGCTTCATCAAATAAGGCTTTATCTGACTAACCTGTATATTTAATATACCCCACGGCTTTGGTCATGCGTGGTTTCCAGCGGATAAAGCGTTCAGCACGGATGGCAGTTAAGTTGTTTTGGAACAGATTGACCATTTTTGGGGCGTCGTCTGTTCCCATATTGATGGTCGCCTCACCTGATACCGAAAAATCCACACCGCCATCGTCCGCCAGTAGGATTTGACTTGGCACAATCAGCACAATCTTATCGCCCAAACTGCCAGAGGTGTGCACTGGCAAGCCTTTAAGCGAGCGTGTGCCTGTTAAATTCATGCCCTCAAAATAAATGCGTCCCAAAGCATCACGCATTCCGCTAATCTGCATGGCTCGGGTTTCGCTCATCGCCCACACCGCCCCCTCTAAGCTAATGCCAGCATCTACCAGCTGGGCGATGAGTGTGTTGGTGTCCGTGTCAATCTTATCGGCGGTTGTACCTGTTGCTGTTATAGCAGTTACGCCATTTAGCACGGACGCTGGCGATTCGGCAGCTTCTGTCTTGTCAGGGTCAAAAAACTGCTGATCAATGAACTGGGCAACGGTTGCCACCAAATCATCACGCACAAGCGTATCAGCTTTGGGGTTAGAAAAGCGGATAAGCTCGTCCGATAACAGTACAATGCCTGCGATTTTGGCGTGGCTTAAAGTCATCGAGCCAAATTCAGGATTGCCCACAGGCTTCATCTTGCCTTCGCCGACCCAGCCAACCGAACCGCTTGCGGTTTGCATTGGGATTTTGACATTAAATGGCACTTGTCGCATTAGAGGAGCGATTGTATCCACAACAGTTTTTTGGCGAACAAGCTCAATAAACTCCCCCGTTAAATGGGCATAATCAATGAGTTCTTTGCCAAATTTATCATCAGTTGTTGTGCCGATGACCGCCTTTTGAGTGGCTGCACGGATGACACTGTCAGGGGCACCCCAGCCTTGCAGCACTTCACGGGTGGTAATGCCGCCTTTGGATGTGGTGGCAACGGTAGACGCTTTGACCAACAACGCAAAGCCGATGCCTTTGGGCAAATTAGATTCTACTTGCACGCTTTTGGCCTGCTCTGGGTTTTGGGGAATTGGCTCGCCTTTGGCACTTGCCGCCGCTTGCTCTGGATTTTCACCACCGATTTCGGTAGGATTTGGGGCGGTTTCCACTGATTTAATCAGTTTGGTTAGGCGTTCGGCATTCTTTTCTAGGCGAGCGATTTCGCCTTCTAATACCGTGATTTGGACTTCATCATCATCGCTTGGTGTGTGTCCGCTTACAACCGATTTGGTCATAATCTCGCCAATTTGGGCGTGTTTTGCCTTGATGGTGGCGATGATTTGGGCAAGTTGTGCTTTGTAGTTCATACGAGTGCTACTCCGTTTTTGGGTAAAATTAAAGCGACCGCACCATTACTGGGGGTTGCTTTCGTGATTGTGGTTGGGGTTGGTGGTGGTACAATGGGGTTAATCGGTGGATTTGGGGTTGGTTGCAGGGGCAAACTAAATGCCTCTTTGATTTGCTTAACGCTCGTTATCACCGCATCGCCATTGGCAGGGATGGTAACGATTGACAGCTCCCACCACTCCCATTCTTTAATGTGCAAGCCCCAAGAATTTTCAATATAGCTGTATTCTTTGATTTTAAAGCCAACAGACAAGCCCTTGATTAGTCCAGATTTAATGCTTTGCCACGCTTCATCAATGCGTTCTTTCAGCTTGCCTTCTTCGTCAATTTTGGCTATTTTGGCAGTAATTAAAATGCCACCTGCGGTAACTTCCGCTTGGATAACTTCGCCAATAGGCTGGCTGTGATTATGGTGCGATAATAGGGGGATTGGTAAAGTAAATTTTGCCCCCAAAGGCTCTAAAATATCATCATCTCGGTCGGTGGATGGCGTGGTGGCAATGCCTGTGATGATGCGTTCATCATCGTTGTCGGTTACCGATTTAATTTGTAGGGTTGAATAGGCTTTGGTCATGGGGTTTTCCAATAATTGATAAGCAAAAACCCCACCAATAGGCAGGGTTTTCTTGTTATTTATGGTTTAATATTTACCTTGATTTAAAAATTTAATCAACTTAGACAGCTCATTTTCAATATGGGCGATGACAACTTTATCGGCGATACTTGGTTCTTGCATATTGATTGTGTCAATCAATTTATCTTGAATTAAGCCACAATACAATGAAATTCTAGTTTTTTCGTCAAATGCTTGGGCGTTTAGTTCTTGGTTAATGATTGCGGTCATCTTGTAACTCCATGATTTAAAAGGGTTTATTAACTTGATGACCACAGTATCGCTCGTTATACCAACAATAGCAAGTCTTAATTGCCAAGATTTTTAATATTTTTAAAATTTAAAAATCATATTATCCTCATATTCAGCATTATAATTGACATGGCTGTTTACACTCACTTTCTCAAAGTCGCCCACCAGCTCCCACATGACAGGCTCGCAGTCTTTGAGATAATCCATATAATCTAACAGCTCACTTCTTGTACTGCTAAAAAATAGATATGGCGGACGCACCAATTTCATCAATCGCAAAAACTTTGTCATGCCAAAATACCCTTTTAGGGCATACGCCTTTTGTTCGGTACAAACATAAGGTGGGTCAAGCAATAGCAAAGCATTTGGCTTGTCGGCAAATTTTGGTATCAGCGTGTCAAAACTTTCGTGCGTGATGACCAGCCCATCTAAATAATCTTGTGCATTATCATAATCACCGGTGCGGACGGTGTTATACATTGAGTGGTCGGTAAGCTCGCTGATGTGATTGATTTGCTTGCCACTAAATAACAACCAAGTACTGACACTTCTTGCATCTACATAACCATCAAAGTCGTCAATCGCTTGTAAAATTCGCCCCTTTAACTCGTCTGATATGCGTTTTTGGCGTGGCACATCTTTTGTCATTTCAAACAAAATAGCACGCAAACGGTTAATATCATCAATATGTGCTAATCGCTTAGTATAGCCGTCAAAGTCGTTATAAATGACGGTGGCGTTGGGCTTATAGGCTTTGGCGTTGTTAGCAAGTAGCCCACTACCGCCAAATACATCAATGATTGTCCAGTTTTCGCCATAATTTGGTATTTTATCCAAAATTTTGCGAAATTCTTTTAAAAACATTCGTTTTTGCCCCACAAATGGTAGGGGTGCTTTGTGATGTGCTTTGCTCATCAAGATTACCTGTGCTTGAGTCTCTTAGGACTTCTGATAAGGCGTTCTTGACGCTCAAAACATTAAACGCTTTACAGCGTGGACATTTGATTTCTAAGTCGTTAAAGTTTCCTATTTTTGCTAATAATCGCCCACAGGAGCGACAATTTACTTGTTTCATGGCTCAACCTATCGCAATTTTGTTAAAAATGTGATAACCTTGCCGCGCTGTGTACACAGTGGCAGGGTCTCGCTTGCGACAAGCTCGGTTTGTCGTAGGGGTGGTGGACTGTTCCCGCAGTCCGTCATCGCCCTGTTTTTTATCTGCCCGCTCTATGAGCGGGTTTGTTTTTTTGTCAAAAATAAACCCCCACATCATCAGCCGACTTTGGTGGAGCAGGGTTTTGGCTCATGAGTGCCACGGCGTTTAGCATGGCAATCACAGGGTCAATCTTACCGTTACCGCTCTCAGACTTGCTCATACTTACCCCAGAGCCTGACAGTTTAACCCGTGCATTACCTACGCACCACGCCATCAAGGGCTGATTTGCGTGCGTCAAATCACCACTGGCAATCTTACGCTCACACACCTTTTGATAACCGCCCAGCTTCCAGCCTTGCGACACGCCTGTCATGTGCGTGTCTTTGGGTATGCCAATGCTTTCAAGGGCGATGACAATATCATCTGCCCCAGCAGGGTCAAGACCGATTTTATCCAGTTTGCCACTGTCATAGACTTTTTTGGCAATGTCAGCAAATTCTGCCACATCATCGCCCACATTTTGCACGATAACAAGGTCGCCATCGGTTTCAAAATCACGATAGCGTGGTTCGTCCTGTTTTCGTCGCTCTAAGGCAATCGGATGACACCATGCACGCACCCACACCCACCACTGTTTGACTTCATGGCGGACATTGTTATCGTCTGTGTAGATGTATTTTGGGGTGGGCAAGCGTCCAACGACGGCACAGCCTAACAAATCATCAAGACCACCACCGTCTCCGCCCATGGTGATGACCTCACTTTTTTCAATGAGTTCATCAAGGCTAAACGCTCGCCCTGCTTGTTCCCAAAACTCCGCCCCTGCCCAGCGGTTGGCTCTAAGCGATATGCCAATTTCTACATTTAAATGCTTGGCAAGGGCGGTTTGCAAGGTATTTTTATCATGCGACTCTTTGGCTCGTTTTAGCGTATCGGTGAGATAATCCATGTCCACACTTGCCCCCAAATTGGGGTTAGTGATGTACCAATTTTCAGGCTGTATATAATCGCCACTGCCAATATAAGCCTTTGGAAATTCATAAATCACAGGCAAAAAACGCAAATCATCAATCTGCCCATCTCGCACCGAGCGAGCATAATCCAGCTTTTCTTTAAAAATGCCAGCAGGTGCCTCATCGCTCATGGTAGATAAATAGATGACAAAGCCCTCAGGGCGAGATGCAAGCCCCCCGATGGCTTCTTGGAGCATGGCGGCCGCCCCTGCTCGCTTACCAAACACCCAAAGCTCATCAACCAGCACATACGCCCCCTTGACCCCTGCCAAACTGTTGGACTCAGCGGCGATGACCTTCAAACTTGCCCCTGTAAATCGGTGGGTGATGGTTTTGGTGTGGGCAGAGACATTAAAAAGAGCAGATAATTCACTATCTACTCGTATCATGTCTTGCATGGGCGAAAATGAGTTATTGGCAACCTCCTTGGTTGGGGCGACGATGACAAGCTCACAGCTTTGGCGTTCGTTTAAAATCAAAGCGGTCAGCATGATGCCAGCGGCTAGCGTAGATTTTGAGTTTTTTTTACTGATTAACAGAAAAAACTCTTTAATCAAGCGTTTTTTGGCGGCAGGGTCATACGCCCCAAAAATGATGGCCACAAAGTCAAACACCCACGCTTTACTCACCGCCCCAATCTTTGGGCAACCGATGACATCAACCAGTGCCAGCTCTTTAAACACACGCAACGCAATGTCACTCATCGTGGTAAACAGCGGTTTACATGGGATAAGGGACTCGCCCTTGACGATACGCTCTTGCCAATCAGGTAGAGCGGTTGTCCATGTTGGTGTTACGCTTTTGTTCATATTTGCTAACATGCTCTTGTAAAAATAGGTAAAATTTTTTTATGTGGGCAGCGGCAAAACAAGATAAAATCTTTCTTTTTTCGTCAGCCTGATGGCGAGCAACTTTAAAAATCAGCGATTGGGCTGTTTCGGTCAATTTCTCGCCATTTAAATAAGCACGACGAGCATAAAATACTGCCTTTTTTAGGTCAGTTAATTCATCGCCTTTCAATCCTGCTCGGTGCAAATATTTATAACAATTACCCAAACAAAACGGTAACAACTCGGTAATCTCAATGCACTCAATCCCACTCGGGCAAGAAGTGTAATGTGCTGGGTGGTTAATCAAATCATTACTCATCATTCAACCTTATGTCCTTTGGTAAAAAACAAAACTCTTTGATAAAATCATCATACCGCATGATTTTACATTCACCGTCAATCACTGGATAAACAAAACCCTGACCATCGGCAGGGTTATTTAATTCGGCGGTGTCGCAAGCATCATTCATGTATTTCATTGCAAAAGCTCACTGCCGAACATGTCCGCCTGATTTGACAGTGTGGCAAATCGCCCATTTTCACTTTTATTTTTTGCATTATCCAACTCATCTTCCTTTTTGCCTGTCTGAGCCAGTTTATGCTCGGTGTAGGGCAATAAAGCGATGGCGGCGTTAATGCGTTCTTTTGGCGTGTACAGACCATCAGCGTTATTAAAAACAGCGGTCAAAAACCCCAAAGGCGTTTCGTATTTTGGGGTATTTGGTGCGTCTGGTGCGTTTAGCACTGTGGCGGTCGGCTCGTCTTGACTGTTTTGGTTGTTTTGACTGTCTTGCCCTAGAGCGTTTTGTACTTTTTTTAACTCAGCGATATGGGCTTGCACATTCTCACGCTTTGCCATGTCCGCCACGAACTTTCGGGCAGATTCATGATTTTTACAGCCAGCTTTTAGGGCTGCTGTATGAAAGTCCATGCCACTTGCCACATGCTTAGCGTACGCTTTCTGCTTTTGGGTGATTGTCATGTTTAAAACCTTTCTATATTCTTTATAATGTAATTTTATGTAACTTTTATTACTGCGTTCATTGGCGGAGAAACGGAGATTTTTTTCCCAAATCAAATTTTTTTTATAAACGAGAGGGGGCGTGGTGTCCGCACGCTTAGCCCAAAAATTGTAGCACGCCCCCCGCCTTGCTTTCGCTTTGGGTTTTGGTTTTGTGGCATTGGTAGCATAAGATTTGTAGGTTTGTTTTGTCATCAGTGCCACCGACCGCCTTGTTGACGATGTGGTCAAGCTCTAAGCGTCCGCCAATACGACCGCACAACTGGCAGGTGTAATTATCACGAACTAACATCTTAGCACGAAGTCGTCGCCATGCCCTGCCTTCACGACCTTTACCCCAGTTACGCTTTGGGGTATGGGATTGGGTGGGTTTTAAGCGTGGTGGTAAGTTGCCAAGTTTTGCCATGGTTTCCGTGATTTACCAATAAAAAACGCCGATGACAATGTCGTCATCAGCGTTTAGTTACAATTATTGATTTTGACAAAATGATAGCAAAAAGTGTGCAATCTGTCAATAGCCCAGTTTTAAGTTTATTCCAAGCTGTTCACGAACCTTGCCAGCGACAACTTTGGCAATACCTGTAATATTGCCAATGATATTATCAATGGCTTCACCTGCATGTAAGTTATAGTATTGGCGACGACTAATTCCCATGCAACAAGCCCGCTCTTTTGCACAAAAAGTAGAGCGACTAAGATTTTTTTGGGGGTAGCTTATCTCTATCAAGGCGGTATTGATGATGGGCTGATGATGTTTGGTAGGTATCTTAGTCAGATATTCGGCAAACTCTACCGCCAATGATGACAACAAATAATCACGGCTGGCTTGGTCGTGGTAATAGTAGTAACGATAGCAGGCATCAGCAAATCGGCTAACCCCTGCAAAACTTTCGGCAACGGCAATGAGCTGGTCTTTGGGTATTTTGTTTGTCATGAGCATGGTCTTAAAATTTTTGGATATTATGAAAAGCTGTGCAGGGTTTTGTCAAATTTTTTAAACCATGAACAAAACCCTGCACAGATTTGACATTTATAACCCATTGGTTTTAATAAAGATTTTAAAAAGTGTGCAGGGTGTGCAGGGTGTGCAGGGTTGATTTTAATTTTTGAGAAACTTTTTTTAAAAATAAAAATTTGTGATAAGCGGTAGATAAAAAATTAGCCTGCACTTTGAACAAGGCAGGCTAAAAGCTAGGAATATCAAGGTTTGTCAGGGTGTGCAGGGTTTGTACAGACCCTACACAAACCCTGCACACTATGCACAGATTAATCAGATAAATGGGTTGGAATTTTCATAAGATGAACGAATGCTTTCTTGGGGCATAGAATGATGTGTTTTAGCTTTCATTATAGCATGTCTGAACGCACTGATGCAAAGTCCAAATGTGTGGGGATTTTGGTTTTGTTCATCAATACCGATGATGTATACCATCCCTTGCTTTGTGTCGTCTTTTAAGTGGTTGCCTGCTGGTATTTTGTATCGATAGCGTATGCGTTTTTTGTGTTCACGCAGGGCAATATATCTTAAAACCTTGGCGGAAGATTGGGCATACTCACGGTTTTGACCGCACCAAATGACATAATAATGATAAAGGTCGGTGGTCAAACAAGTGGCATAGGGTATCTCTAAATCACCATTTTTCCAGTACATATAAAACCGCTCGTGGCTGCCAATGCTAATTTCTGTAAGCTGTGCCTTGGCTTCAGTATTGATGGCTGTGCTGTGGGCGTTTTGATTTTTGGGGTCTTTTAGTAAAAGATAAGTGTAAAATGCTCGTATTAACGACTGATTTGGGTCATCTATCGCCGCCCCAATTTCATGACGCAAGGCATCGGGAATGACGGCGGTCGGATATAACACAACATGACGGCGGTCGGTTTCATCCAGCGATAAGGGCTGCATATCGTTTGACAAAAACACGGTATTAACAAAGTTATCTTGTGTCCAGCCGCTCATGAATTTTTTGTTAATATAAACGGTATTGCCTGTGATGAGCTGTTTAATCATACCCATGTGGCTGTAACGGTCTTTGCCCTGAAAAATCTCTTCAAAGACGGCGAACAGCTTACCTTCTACCCAGTCATTGTACTGGCTTTCCAGTTGTCCTTGCCCAAGTGTAAGCAAGTATGAGCCGTATATTTTTCTCATGATACGGTCAAAAAACAGCGATTTGCCAGCCCCTTGAATGTGTCCATGGACAATCAAGGCGGTATCCATTTTTGTGCCTAAGTTTTGTAGGGGTATGGCAAGCCAGTTTAGCACCCAGTCTAAGGCATGGGTATCATTGCCACACAAATGCTTGATAAGATTGATAACAGGCGAACACATGCCCATCATGAAATGTTCATTAAACTTTTCATCATCAATGCCCAGTTCTTGGGCGGTAAAAGGCTGTATGACAAACGGCTTAAATGTATTGATGTAGTTTTCGCCGTTTTGGGGGCGTTTTTTGTCCGTGGGGTCAAACCAAATGTTGTCCGATTCCACTTTTTGACGGCTTTTTGATTTATTCCACGCATCAAATTCGTTGGGGAATTCTAGGCGTAAGGTATCAACAGGCTGTCTTTTGTAAGTTTTAAAATTAAACACTTCTTTTGTGCCTTGGATATACCAATACTGCTCAAAAATATTGCCGTACGCTGCTGCAAACTGTTCGGCGGTATTGTCTTGTACTTCACGGCGGTCAATGGTTTTTTGTTTACCGCCAAAAAGCCACGCATTGGCAAGCTCACGACCGACAAGTCCCATAAAATGGGTTTTGGTCATCTCGGTGTGATTGGCTAAGTCATAGATTTTGTTGGTGATTTTGCCAATGTCTTTGATTTGAGCAAAATTTTCATTCAAATAATCTAAGGTATAACCACCGTGCGTGTCTGTGATGACTTTGGGGCGTGGGCGGTTTAGGGCATATACCAATTGGGCTTTGACAACATCCATGCCAAAATGAGCGTGCAGGTCGTTATAATCGGTCAGCTCACCTGTGGTCGTGCGTTCATCATCGCCAAAATCAGGGCTGATGACTTCGCTCCCTGTGAGCGTGGCGGACTCATCCCCTGCTGATATCCCTGTGTTTTTGCCTGTCTTAATTTCTGTAGCTTTATCGTCATCAGCACAAAAAATCAAGCGGTGTTGTGGGTACAGCGTGCGGATAATAGACGCACATTTAACCATATTATCAGCATTGAAAGTGATGATGACAGGGTAGATACTGCCTAACGCTTCAAAAATACTTGCCCCTGTGGCATAGCCTTCGCAAATTAGGATTGTATCGCCAGATAGCACATCGCCAAGCGTATAAAATGCACCGCCGACAAGGCCATCTTTGACGAATAATTTACCGCCGTCAGCACTGATGGACTGGACATTACACAGCGTGATGTTGCCTGTTTGGGTGTTGTGATAATACAGCGGTATGAGCAGATTGCCCTTGTCATCTACCCTAAGACCGTGCGAGCGTACGCCTTTTTTGGCAAGATAGGCGTGGGTGTCGGTGGGCGTGGCGGTGTTAAAGCGGTTTTGGGCGGTTTTGGCAGCGGTTTGCCGTGCTTGTTTTTTGGCTTGTTTTTGGGCGGATAAGCGTTCGGCTTGGGCTTTTGCCCATGCTTGTTTGTCCGCTTCGCTAATCTGCCTGCCGCCGTCAATGCCCAAAATGTCAGCCATCAAAGCGTGCGTTTCGTATGCGTCTTTTTTGGTGTAATCACGCACCAGTGTGTAGCCTGTGCCAGCACCGCATTGGTTACAAATCCATGAGCCTGTGCCGTCCTTATCATCGCAGCGAAAACGGTCTGTACCACCACACAGCGGACAAGGCTGATGCTTTTTGCCATTGCCGTGTAGTTTGATGCCAACGGCAGGAAAAATACGGCTGACATAATGACCTGTGGCTTGGGTTTGGATGTAGTCAAAATTTAGGGGTGGGCGTTTATCACTCATGGCTCGCCCCCATCGCCAAGCATTCTAAGGCATAAAACGCCTTATCATCAACAAATAGTGAATAGCCGTCTGCGGTATTATCCATCACTTTGATGGCTTCCCATACAGCATTGTGGTCGCCTAGGCAAATACGTTTGATGAGTGTTTTTTCGGTGGATTTGCGAAAATCAGCATAAGGACGCAAAATACGCCCAATGCGAGACAGCTCGCCCTGCACCGTCCACATGTCGCCATAGCGAATGTTGTGAATGCTGGACACATCGCACACGGCACGCAGTCTCGCCCAAATTGCCATCTCGCTCGCCTTTGGGTGTGCCATCTGTGCTGACAAATCACGCACGACCGTCTGCAAAACGGCAAAATCCACCTTGGACAGTGTGGGCGTGGTAGGACGGACTGGCATGGGGGCAGTCATGACCTGACGAGCCACACGCTCACACTCGATAAAATAACGGCGAGCCATCTTGCCCTGCTCGTTACGCTCGACCATAGAGAGTTCTTTTGCCATGTCTAGGGTGATGGCGTATTCTAGGCGTGGACGACCTTTTTCGGAATTTTCCGAAAAAGTCACAAAATCTTGATTTTCTTGAAAATCATATTGTGCGATACGGTCTTTAATCCAAGTTGCAAAATGGTCTTTATTTTGCAAAAATGCGTGTAACTCACGAGCATTTACCGCTTGGGTAAGTGTGTCATGGGGTTGAATTTGGGGTAGGTTTGTCATATAATACTCTCGTTTATTGTGTACTTTAAACATTTTGCCCCCAAGTCTGAACCACTTGGGGGTTTTTAATTTGCCTATTGGTTATTGGTTCGTGAAAGCAAGTCATTGACCAACAGCATACCTTCACTGGCTTGGCTAAGTTTTTCTGCATAGCTGGTTTCGCCTGTATATTCGGTGCGTGGAAAACAGCCGTTTTGCTCCCACTTTTTGACCGCCATATACGAGACTCCCGTGATTTTGGCAACTTCTGTTCGTCCGCCAAAATGAGTAACGGCTTTTAGCACTGGATTATCATTCATGCTCAATCATCTCCAAAAGAAAATATTGCATATTAAACCATAGGTTTAACAAAAAGTAAAGTTAAGTTTAAACTTACAGTTTATTTTAATTTTGAATGAAATGCCTTAGAATTTATACCAAAGGTATAAACAAGGTGACGCATAATGTCAGACTTTGCAGAGAGATTACAATTTGCCATTAAGCAAGCAGGTTCAAACCCATCAAAGGTAGCGGAAGCCGTTAATGTAACCGCACAAGCCACACAAAAGTGGAAAAAGGGGCAAATTAGCGTGGACACGCTAACCAATGTCATTAAAGAAATTGGCGTTGATGCCAACTGGTTATTGTTGGGAGAGCAAGCCAACCAAAACCAAGTCAATAACCAACACGGCTACATCGGTGGTTCAGTCAATCAATCGGTGGTGAATAACTACGCCAGTCAGCTAACTGGGGGTGATGATTGGCTAACGATTATAAACAACGATATGTTTCCTGCGTTCGCCATCGGCGACTGTGTGCGAATAGATGTCAAACAAGAAGCACAGGCAGGCAATTATGTGTATGTGGACTGCGAGGGTAAAAAAATGCTCCGCAAATACCGTCCAAAAGGATATGATGAGAACGGCACGCCCTATACGCACCTTGTGGCGGAGAATGAGGACTACCCTGTGATAGACAGCCGTCATCAAGCCTTTACCGTGCTTGGAGTGGCGGTGGAACATAAGAGAAGGTTGGTGTAGGAGTGGTTAGAGGAGTTTAAAGAATGTCTATAAATAAAACATTGGTGATGCAGATACTGACCGTACTTAGCGAGCAAATACCAAAGCGAGTGTCTGTTGAGCGACTGGGGCTGTGCGATCAGCAAACGCTGGCAAAACACCTGATGTATATGGCACACGAGGACTTGATTGATAATGATGCTGATGAAGTGGTAGGGCTGGATACTTCGGGTGAAATTTCACATTTTGAAAGCTGCGGTATTACCAGTCTGGGAATCAGCTATATCGGGAGAGATGACGGCATTCATAAGGAGCTTCATGCCGTCAATATTAGCTTAGATGTGAATGAATTAAGGCAGCTGCTACTTGATAATGTCGCTGCCAACGCCGAGCCTGACCAAAAACAAAAGCTCACAAATGCCATCGCATCACTATCTAGGGAAACATTGGTAGAAGTATGCAAGGAGCTTATCGTTAAAGGTCTGACTGCTGGCACGGTACTCACTTGGTTAAGGAATTTTATTCCCTAAGAATCTGCCATAGTAACCTTCTTGGTCGAATATGGCATAGCGTTTGTCGGTCTTTTTTGGTGTTACGGTCGTAAAGCCGATAAAACGAAAGGTGCTATCTGACACCCGCTCAAACAACAAATAGCCTGCACTGGTAACGATGGCGTAGCCATCTGTCGCATACTCATGTGAACCCTTGAAGGCTTTTTCGTCATCAGAGAAACGCTGACAGGTTAAAAATAATTCTACTTCGCCAAAACGGGCGTTTGGTCTGTCGCTTTGGGTTAAGGTCAAGTAGGGTTCTACTTTTTGCTTATTCATCAAAATACTCCAAAATTCATTTCACCGTCCCACTGGGGCGGTTTTTTTGCTTTGCGTTTATTATAGCACAGGTTTAATAAAAATTTAAACTTAAAGTTTAAATTTTGCTTGCACAAAATTAAACTTATGGTATAATTTTTCCCATCTTAACAATTTAGTCGAGTACAATATGAACACTCAAGTCAATAAAACTGATTTTTTCCCAAAATTTCTTATTATTGCTATGTTAGCATCATTGCCTTTTGCGTGTAGCAAAGCCATTGATGATGCTTTTGACCGCCAAGCTGAGATAGATTATCAAGAGTGTCTGTCATGGCAAGCTGACGGCTACGCTGTACGCTGCACCAAGGGGTAGATTATGAGTGCTGACAAAAGCTGTCAGGGGCAGGTAAATGATAAAAATGGGCTTGTTAAAAATAAAAAATTAACACTCACAAAAATTCATCGTGTGCTTATGACACTAAAATTTAGCACCGCTCACGCCCTTGACGCCAAAAATAACGCCATTTGTCATCTTTTGACTTATGAGCGTAGTTTGGCGAGCGGTGGCGAGATTAATCTATCCTCCCTTTTTGCTGTCTATAACTATCTGGTGTGGCTATTGGGCCATGTGCATGAGATTGATGATAAGCAAGTACTGCCAAGCCAACGCCTGTTTTTGGCGGATGCTATGGCGTTTATTTTTAATATTTATGAAAAACAAAGGGGTGTGTGATGGATAGAAAATTATTTGACACGGAAGCTCGTCTTTTTTGCCAGCAGCAACAAGAGCTTATTTTTAATGAATTTTGTAATCAGGTAATTAAATTACTTACAAAAAATCCGCAGGGCTTAACTATTGCTAATGTACAAACCTGCATAGGCATGTCCTACAAAACCGCCATGAGAGTTTTGGCACTGGTGGCGGTGGAAAAAGACGGTAAATTTTATCCAGATGGCGGCATAAGATGAAAGGAGAGTATGAAATGATTAAACAAACAACATTTAAAGCTGGTGATAAGATTTATCACCCTCTAGTCTCACGAGACATTCGTGTCTTAACTAAACCTGCTGGTAAATCTGAGAAGCTATTAGTTGCCAAAGAAGATAAGGACAACATCTTTATCTTTGAAGAGTCTGGCTGTGAGTACCGTGAGCTTCATAGATACAGTTCTATTTTCCACGCAACCGAGGAAAACTGCGAGCTGTTGAGTAAGCTATACGGCGAGGAATTTGAAAAACCTAAGTCAAACCCAACACCTGATACAATCGTTAAAAAGATGCTTGATGACGGTTATGCTTATGTTATCTGTAGTATCTTACTGCCTAGGGGTGTAGTTAAAGATATTATCAGAGGTTATGGGGGCGGTGTGTTCCTTGGTGAATATGATAACTACTATCGTGATGAAATAATACCTTTAGATGCCTACACAGGTAAAGTCATTGTAGATTATAAAGACGGTAAACCAGTACTAGGAGATGAGTAAGTAATATGCGATTTAATATTTCAAATTTTACTAGTGCCTTACTGTATTCACTCTTGGGTGCATTAGTTATGCTGACTATATCAGCTTTATCTGTGTACCTTGTAGGTACAACTATTATCGCTACTATATCCTTTATTATTTGTTTTGGCTTTGCTATCACTGCTGGTTTTTTGGAGGATTAGATGAATATGAGCAGCTTAAAGCGATTGAGATTGCCGCAAGTCATTGAAAAGACAGGCTGGCAGCGTGCGACGATTTATAAAAAAATCAAAGAAGGTGAGTTTATCCCACCCAAAAAAGATGGTAGAATCAGTTATTGGCTTGAGCAAGATATCGATAACTGGATTTTAACAAGAGCATAAAAAAAGCCCCGATTTGGGGCTTTTTTATTTGATGCTATCTAAATAATCTGCCCATTTTTGCATCATTTCTTTTCGCTCATCTAGCCAAGTGACACGATTATAAGCCCTGCCATTACTATCACGCACTAAATGCCCTAATTGCATTTCAATCATACGATAATCATATTTGAATTTTTCTTCTAAAAGCGTTCGAGCAATTGCACGAAAACCGTGCGTTGTTTGCTCACTGCTATCAAATCCCATGCGTCGCAAAGCTTGATTGAGTGTATTTTCAGACAATGGACGAGTATTGCCTGTAACGCTTGGAAAAACAAAATCGCTACATTTAATAGCTTGCCTTGCATGAATAATTTGCAACGCCTGAGATGATAGCGGTGTTATCATCTCAACGCCTGTTTTTTTACGAGTCTTCGACGGCTGATAATGCCAAAAATCATCATGAATATCTTGCCATTTTAAATGCCTAACTTCGCCAGGCCGTGCAAATGTTAATAAAGCGTATCTGAGTGCTTGCCGTGTTACAATGCTGCCGTGATATTCATCAATAGCACGCACCAACTCCGCCAATCGCTTTTCATCTAATATGGCTGGATTATGCCTTACCTCACCAGTACCAAATGCCCCTCGTAGATTTAACGCTGGATTATGTTCAATATGTCCAGACGCTACTGCATAAGCAAAAATTTGGTTAAGCAAACTCCGCCATTTTTTGAGTTTTTCATACTGACCGATTGACTCAACAGGCTTTAGCACACGAACTAAATCAGGCACACTAATATCTGCGATTGATTTATTGCCGATAATAGCAATTGTGTCTCGCACATAATTGTTATTTTTAGCATGGTGTTTTTCTGTATAGTCTTTTGTTTTCGCCCAACTTTGATAGACTGTTAATAAGTCATTTTGTGCGTTTTGCTGTAAATCATGTTGCTTGGGGTCAATATTTTTAGCAAGCAGGCTGTGGTAAAATGCTGACTTTTCTCGTGCATCCGCCAAGCCGAGTGCTGGATAATTGCCAAGCTTGTGCATTTGAGCCTTGCCTGTAGTTGGGTGCTTGTACTGTAAATACCAATATTTGCCGCCATTGGGTGTAATATTCATCACAAGCCCATTGCCATCATAAAGCCGATAAACTTTTTCTTTCGCTTTGGCTTTATCTATTTGCGTATTTGTGAGGGGTTTGGTTGTTCGAGCCAT